GCGCGCCTGGTCATCAAGGACGCGCCGCCAGCCGTCGGCCGGGATGCGGCCGGCGATGAGCGTCGCCACCTGATCCATTTCTTGTGATGAGGCGTAGTCACCGACATATGAGGGCAACTCAAGGCCGAAGACCTCGCGGAGCACCAGCACGCACAGGCCGTAACAATCGCACCCCGCCAGCGAGCGGCCGCCGTCTTGAAACGGGATCCCCACATACCGCGCGGCCCACTCGGGAATCATGGGAAGAGGCCCGCGAACCATTCGGGCGTAAAGCTGTACTGCATAAACGGTTCGTTCAAGATGTCTTCCGGCGCGAGTGTTCCCGTGATCACGAGCGCCGTGTAATCGACCCCGCGCAGCGTGAAGTTGAAGGGGCCGGCCTCGACGGTATCCGGGGAGAGCGCCAGCACGACCTCGAGCGTCACCATCGGGGCCGTCGTCAACGCCCGAATGCCCTGCATGATCTGGCGGTCGACGTTGTCGATCTGGAGCTGGACCGTCGGCAGCGAATCCTCGCGCTCCTCGGGCAGCGTCACCTGGAACGGCCAGCCGCGATAGGTGTTGCCGCGACTGACCAGATCGACGGTGTCATTGACGAAGTAGAGCGTCTCAGCGAAGTCCGAATGCGCGATCGTCACCAGCATCAGAAACGCCTCGCCGGTTTCCTGCGCGGTGAGGGCGCGGACCGCCGCCGCCGTCAGTGCGCGCGGACTCAAGGCATGATCCGCAGTTGCAGGTCGGCGACGAGGACGTCGACCGTGTCCACCTCTTTCTGGCGATAGCGCAACCCGTTGGGCTGCGGCAGGAAGCGAAACGTGGCGGGCTGGCTCGTGATCGGATGGATCCAGTCGAACGTGAGCGCGCCGCCCTCCAGCGTGGTGACATAGAAGTCATCGAGGATCGCGCGCTGCGCATGGGTCAGGACGATCGAGCCCGAGACCATGCGATAGCCCGCCGTGTAGCGACGTCGCGCCTTCGGCGGTCCGGCATCCATCTGCGTCTCGAGCATCAGATCGGGCGGTTGTTCGGTCGCGCCGGGATCTTGAAGGAATCGCTGCGGCAGCGCCGAAGGCCAGACGGCCGGGGCCGTCGGCGGCGGGGGCGGCGGCGGCACCGTGACGACATTGGAATAGGGGCCGCGATTCCCCGCGGCATCGACGGCCCGCACCCGATAGGTATAGACCGCGCCCGGCGTCAGTCCGGCGTCGGTGAAGATCGTGTCGGGGATCGGCATGCCCGGGAGCTCGATGCCGTTGCGCTCGACGAAGTAGCCGGTGACGCCGACGTTATCGGTCGCCGCATCCCAGACGAGATTCGCCTGGGTCGCGCTGACGAGCGTGACGACCAGATTCTGCGGCGCCGTCGGCGGCGTCGTGTCCGGCGCGCCAAAGGTCGTCGCGTTGGTGATCGTCGAATACGGCCCCCAGTTGCCGGCGGCATCCTGCGCCCGCACGCGATACCGATAGGTCGTGCCGGCCACGAGGCCCCCATCGTTCCAGGCAGTGCCGGGGATCGGCATGCCGGACACGGGCGCGAACGCGAACGTGCCCGCCCCCGTCGAGCGCTCCAGCGAATACGCCGTGACGCCGACGTTGTCGGTCGCCGGTCCCCAGGAGCAGTTGATCTGAAAACTACTGATGGGCGACGCCGTGATCACGCCCGGCGCGGTCGGCGGCGTCGTGTCGGCGGACGGGACGGTGACGGTCACCGTGTTGGAGTAGGGGCCGCGGTTGCCGGCCAGGTCGGCGGCCCGCACGCGATAGCTGTAGGGGGTATCCAGCCCCAGCCCGCTATCGGTGAAGGTCAGCGCCGTGATCGGCATGCCGGGGAGCTCGACAGTATTCCGCTCGACGTAGTAGCCGGCGATCCCGACGGCGTCGGTCGCGGGCCCCCAGGTCAGCATCGCGCGTGCCGGAAGCTGCGCGGGCGTCCCCGCCAGCGTGCCGGGCGCCGACGGCGGCGTCGTGTCAGGCCCCGCCGGCAATTCGGCCAGGAAGACGTCGGTCCGCGCGGTGCCATTCATGTCACTGTTGAACAGGACGTAGGCGCCGTCGGGACTGAACTTCGCGAAGGCCAGCCGTGCGTAAGTATTCGAGACGCTGTAGGGATGCACGAGCGCACGCCGCTCGCCGTTCGCGGTCGCGAGAATGACGCCGCCCGGGAAGAGCCAGGCCACCGTGTCGAACGGCGGCGCGGATTCGAGGCCCCCGTACATGTAGTCGATGAACCACTGATCGTCGAGCGCCGCGTCGGCTTGGACCCAGTTGCCGCCGCAGTGCAGTGGAATGCCCGAGCACGTCCCGCCCGCGAGCACGACCTGACTGTTCACCACGCTCGGATCCAGCTGCCAGAACGGTGGCGGATAGGCACCGTCCCACTGCACGCCCGCGAAGCGCCGACGCAGCGAGGCGTTATGCGCGAACGGAATGCCGGTCCCGCCGGCGTTGTTCGGCGGGAGCCGCGGCGCGGCCCACGTCATGGTGTTCGTCAACCAGTCCCAGAACACGACGGCGGCGTGGCCGCTGGTGCCGGTACCGGTGACGAAGGCGACATAGCGCCCCTCACGATCGACGCGCGGCTCGTTCACGACTTCGGTGCCGAAGAGTCCGCCCGACCCCGTCTGGACTTTCTTGGTGCCGGTGCTCGGCTCATAGCCGACGACATCCGGGCCGTTCACGCCCCGCATCCAGACGAAGAACGCGTCGTTCTTCGACTGCTGGAGCCAGCACGGGAACAAGCCGGTCTCCGTCGCCGGCCAGCCGCCGCCGGTGACCTCGGTCATCGTCCGCACGTCGAACCGCTTCACCGCGTCGTGCGTGCAGGTATAGGCGTAGTAGGGCGTCGCCGGGTTCTGGCTGAACGAGAACGCGATGTCGATCCACGGCATGAGGGCCGTCGGGATGATCCGCGCGTTGCTGACGCCGCTGCCCGGCGTGAAATCGATCAGCCACCAGCTGAGTGAATTCTGGTCCCGCACCAGGATGGTGCGCGTCGTGCCGGTGTGCGGCAGCGAGACCTCGGCGCCGCCCTCCGCATAGTCATGCGCGAAGCCCGGCGTGTTCGCCAGCGGGAAGCTCGGCCCCGTGAGCTTGTGCACGCGCACGCCGGTCGTCGGATCGAGATAGCTCGCGCCCGCCGCCATCGCCGGGACGTTCAGCGCGGTGTAGGCGCTCACGAGCGGGTGTTGCGTCGTCGTCGCTTGCGGCAGGAGCAACGGATTCGGCCACGGCGGCGGCCCGCCGCCCATGTCGGCCGCGCTCCAGTTGTCGAGCGCCGCGATCGGGCCGCTCGAGCTCGCGCCGCCGAGGCCCGGCGCACCGCCGGTGAGCTCGCCGTCCGTCGTCGTGAGCAGCGCCGTGCCGTTGACGGTCAGCGTCAGCGTCGACCCGCTCACGGTCAGGCGGATGACGTCGTTGACGGCCATCGCCTGCGAACTGTGCGTCGAGAGCAACGTCCACACGGTGGGGCCGCCTGCGCTGCTGACCTTCCAGATGCGATAGATCGCGCCGCCGAAGTCGTTCGGGTCCATGCCGGCGGCGTAGTACGAGCGCAGGCTCGGTTGACAGCGCACGCGCACGCTGAGATCGAAGACGCTGGTCGTCAGCACCTTCGCTTCGGAATAGTGATCGCCGAGGTAGGTCTCGCGCGTGCGGCGATGGCCCTCGGGACTGCCGCTGAGGATCCGCCAGGCACCGCCGGACACGCCGCCGGTCGCTTCGCCGGTCTGGACGGCCCAGTTGGTGGTGAGCGTGTCGACGCTGAAGTCGTCGGCGCCGTTAGCCATGTCGCCTCACCGCTGAGTCGGCACGCGACGCGTCGCGTACGGCGCCATGATGCTGTCAAGTTCGCCGTTGCCGACGGCCTGGCGAATCGAGCGCAGCACGACGTCGTAGATCACGGTGCCACTGGGGCCGGTGCGCCGCGTCGAGGCGACCTCGGTCCCCGGCACCTGGTTGAAGACGTTCACGGTCGTGTTGCCGCGGCCCAGCATGGCCGCCAGCGGCACGATCGCTTCGGGCCCGCTCTCGCCGACCATCGCCAGCGTCGGGCTGGTCACGACGCCGCCGGACTGAAACCCGGGGATCTCGCTGATGGGCGTGGAGAGGTCAGTCGCCGGATAGCTGCCGACCGGGGTGTTGGGCGTGCCGAACAAGCTGCCCAGGCCATTCTGGGCGATCGTCAGCACGAGCTTGATGATCTGCTGCTCCAGCAGTTGCACGCCCTGCTTGATCGCGTAGTTCATCAAGTCGGACGAGATCTGCCGGGCCATATCGGTGAAGGCCTGACTGGCGGTCTTCGTGCCCTGCGTGAGGCTCACCAAGGCGTTCGAGAGGGCATCGCCGATACTCTGAAATGCGACGTGAATGCCGCCGAGCACATCCTGCAGCGTCCGCAGTTGGGCGGCACGATCGGCCAGCCGCTGAAACATCTCGCTGCCGACGGCGCCGAGCCGATCCAGATCTTCCATCGCGCGCTCAGTGGCGCGCAGTTCCGACTGGACCGTGTCGAGACTCGCGCCGAAGGCCCGCGTCTGGAAGTCGACCGACGCCAGCGTGTTGCCGAGCCGGCCCATCGCGGTCTCGAACGGCCCGAGTTGCGTCGTGGGAATGAACGCCTGCGCCGCGAGATTGCTCAGCCGTAATTCTTCATTCCGCAGCCGCTGCTCTTTGTCGGCTTCGAGCTGATCGCGC